CTTCCCCTAGAGAAAGAGTCCTCTTATAAGTCCCTTCCTGATCTCGCACTGATCGATGGCTTTATGTCCAAATGGAACATAAAACCAATAGACTTTGCTTGAGAACAGTTTCACATGTCTGTTAAGGCGGGTCCGAATGGACCTGCTTTAAATACCTCACTACATGACTTTCTTGCGTTAACCCCTAGACAGAAACAACTTGTTTCTGAACTAGGAGGTCCGCAATTGGCCATGGTCATGAGGCATTTAGACATATGAAAAGGTTCCGGATTGATAGAAAGACTATGTCCCAGTTTTCATAAGATGCCGAAGACTCTAAATTCGGCCAAACTATCAGTTAAACCTGATAGAGAGGCTAAATCTAGAATATTTGGTATCCTTGACTACTGGACACAGACTTGTCTTAAACCTCTTCACTTAGAACTGTTTAAGGTTCTAAAGAGAATTGGTCCGGACAAGACCTTCGCTCAGACGTCCCTCCTTACGGAGTTTCGCCCGGACGAAGGACATTCCTATCATTCCGTCGACTTATCTTCAGCTACGGATAGATTCCCTATTCTCTTACAAGAACAGGTTCTATCCAGGCTAATAGGTCCTAACAAGGCATCCCAGTGAAGGGAACTCTTGACAGATAGAGAATTCCAATTGGGTAACCGTTCCATACGTTATGGAGCCGGCCAACCAATGGGAGCTCTATCATCTTGAGCAACCTTCACACTATGTCATCACTTCATAGTTTACGTTGCCGCCAGAAGAGCAAATCTGCTCCACTGAGACAATTATAGACTATTGGGTGATGATATAGTGATTGGAAACGATGAGGTAGCCTACCAATATAAGAAACTTCTTATAGAGATAGGGGTAGAGTACTCTCCTCACAAAACTATAACAAGCAAACACTTGTTCGAGTTTGCGAAGAGAATATTCTACCAAGGTAAGGAGGTTACTCCCTTTCCTTTATCTGGATTAAAGGAGTCAGCTCACAGATACTATCTGTGTGTTGAATTCTTTAACCAGGTGAAAGACAGAGGGTACCTGAATTACCAACTAACTCGCGACCCCGATCTATTTGCCGAGTTATACAGACTCTTTGGCCGTCCTCACAGACTAGCTGTGAAGTTAGCAAGAAAGTCTATATTTCTAGCTACTCTCCCTAGGGAGAGAGGAAATCCTGAACTGGTGGGAGCATTCGCAAAGAATGTTTCGCAATGGTTCGGGGTAACCTGATCATGTACATTAAGTCTTTCTAGTGTAGGGAGATATTTCTCTCAACACATGAAAGAGTTATATACATGATCTATGGCTAGATCGGCAGAGGAGTGTCAGCGTAAAGTTTATGATTGAAGTGATAAACTTCAAGATGAACTTGAAACTAACTCTCCTCTAGGGCCGGATGATCAGTCCGAGCTTCTAGATTCCTGAGCTGAGTTTGTTCCTCCCTTGGCAGTAATGTCAAGAGAGGCTAACGAGTCTTTAGACTCGATAGAACCTACAGTGGATATGGGAGGTGACGGAACTTGGATTTGAGAGAAAATCTCAAGACCAAGGATCCTTCACTTACCAGCCACTCTAGGAATACTCCCAGACAGGACTAGTTATCAGGTAGCTCAAACAAGAGGTGAGCTCTGCTCTAGACTCTGAAATTGTATTCACAATTACAGAATAGGGAAGAGACCCACGTAGTCCTTGACTACCCGCCATGATCAAATATCGAACAATAGCTTTGCTATTGATCGAGGGTTGGATCATGAGCTATTCCCACATTTCTG